GCATTTACCGGCCGTGAGGCGACGCTTGAGGCAACCGGCGAGACGTTTGCGGAGACGAAGGCCAAGCGCCTGTCATCGTCGCCCGCCGCCGCATAACAGAGCTGAAGATTTGAACAAACAACCCGGCGGTCGGCCAGAGTATCGGCCGACGGATAAAGATCGCGCATTTGTCCGCGCCATGACCATGGCGGGAGCGCAACAAAGCCGCATCGCCGAGGTCATCGGTTTGGCGGAAAAGACTCTGCGAAAGCACTTTCGTTCAGAGCTTGATTTTGGCCGGGAGCAGGCCAACGCGAACGTCGTGGCTAACCTTTATCGTCAGGCGACGAAAGATGACCCGCGCGCGATCCCGGCTGCGATCTACTGGACAAAGGCCCAGATGGGCTGGCGCGAAAAAAATGAAATTGAGCTTTCCGGCGGCCTGTCGATCCAGATCGGCAAAGAGTTCGACGGTCTGTAATGGGGGAGCCGACCTTTACCTCCCGTCAAAGGGAGGCGCTGGAGCTTCTTAAAAGACCGCAGCGGTCTACGCTGCTCGCCGGCGGCGCGCGCTCGGGCAAAACTTTCCTGCTCGTTTTCACGATCATGATCCGCGCCCTCAAGGCGCCAAACAGCCGCCATGTTATCTTTAGGTTTCGCGGTAACGCCGTCTGGTCCTCAATCGGACTCGACACGCTCCCCAAGGTCGCCCGGCTTCTTGGCGTCCCGGTCGAGGTCCGAGTTCAAGATAAATATTTCATTCTCCCGAACGGTTCGGAGATATGGCTCGCCGGTCTCGACGACAAAGAGCGCGTCGAGAAAATCCTCGGCATGGAGTTTGTGACCATCTACTTCAACGAGGCGTCACAGATCCCTTATTCGAGCTACCTGGTCGCCCGCACGCGTCTCGCCCAGGTATGCCCGGAGATACGCCAGAGGGAGTTTGTCGACCTTAACCCGGGCGGCACGCGTCACTGGACGTATCGCATGTTCGTCCAGAAGCGCGATCCGGACTCTAACCGGGAGATCGCCGATCCGGGTGAATACGAGTTCTTCTACATCAATCCTCGGGACAACGCCGAGAACCTGACCCCTGAGTTTCTCCGGTCTCTGGAGACGATGTCGGAGAAATCGCGAAAGCGGTTTTACGAGGGGGTCTATTCGGCCGAGATCGATGGCGCCTTGTGGCCGCTCGAGGTTCTTGAGAAATGCCGGGTAGACGCCAAGGACGTGCCGCAACTGCGGCGCGTCGTGGTCGCTATCGATCCATCGGGCACGCGCGGGGATGAGGACGAGCGATCCGACAGCGTCGGCATCGTCGTCGCCGGCAAAGGCATCGATGGCAACGCTTACGTGCTGGCGGATCGGACCTGCAACCTGTCGCCGGCCGGTTGGGGGCGCATCGCCGTCACCGCCTATCACGAGTTCAAAGCCGATTGCATCGTCGCCGAGAGAAACTTCGGCGGCGCCATGGTCGAGCACGTCATCAGGACCGCCGACTCCGGCGTCGCTTATCGCGAGGTCGTCGCCGCGCGCGGCAAGGCCGTCAGGGCCGAGCCAATCGCATCGCTTTACGAGAAGGGCTCCGTCTTTCACGTTGGGCGCTTCGACGATCTTGAGGATCAACTCGCGAACTTCTCAACCGCCGGATATGTCGGCGACAAATCTCCGGACCGGGCCGACGCCGCGATCTGGGCGCTCTCCGAGCTGATGCAGACGGGCGCAGAAATGCGCGTCAAGCCGCTGAGGATTTAACGTGGCCGAAGACAATGTCGACAAGCCGTCGGCGATCATCGAGACGCTCTCTAAAAACTGGCCGATGATCGACGCTCTTGTCGGCGGCACGTCAGCCATGCGCGCGGCTGGGCAGACGTTTTTACCAAAATGGCCGGCCGAGTCAGAAGATAGCTACAACTGCCGCCGCCACACCGCCACCCTGTTCGACGCGTACAATCACACCTGCAAGATCAACGCCGCCAAACCGTTCTCGCGGCCGATCAAATTCAACAAAGAGCCGCCGGCGTCCATCACGTCACTGTTCACGAACATTGATCGTCAGGGCACCGATCTCCACGCCTTCGCCGGCCACCTCATGCTGCATTGCCTCCAGTACGGACTGGTCGGCGTGCTGGTTGATCATCCGCCCGTTTTCTCCGCTCGAACCATCGCTCAAGAGCGCGCCATCGGCGCCAGACCGTATTTCACGACCTACACCGGCTCCAGCATTCTGGGCTGGCGCACGACTCAAACGGAAGACGGCGTCATTCTCTCTCAGCTCCGATTGATGGAATGCGTCTCGGAGCCGGATGGGGAATGGGGCGAACGGCAAGTGATACAGGTGCGCGTGCTGGAACCCGGGACGTGGCAGACCTATCGCAAAAACGAAGATCCGCGTCGCGGCAATCTCGGCGAATGGCTTCTGGAAAGCGAAGGAACCACGAGCCTCAGCAAAATACCTTTCGTGTTCTTTTACGGCATTCGCGACGAAAGACTCGGCGTCGGCTATCCGCCACTGCTCGAACTCGCTCACGCCAACGTCAAACATTGGCAGTCGTCGTCAGATCAGGACACGATCACCCACACCGCGCGAGTTCCGATCTTGTTCGCTTCCGGTTTCTCGGATTCGGACAAGCTCGTCATCGGCGCAAATTCGGTCGTTCAGGCGATCAAATCCGACGCCGATCTTAAATTCGTCGAGCACTCCGGCGCGGCAATCGAGGCCGGTCGACGGTCTCTCGTCGACCTCGAAGATCAAATGCGCCAGATGGGCGCCGAACTACTCATCCAGCGCCCATCGATCACCACCGCTACTCAGGTTCGAAGCGAAAACGAGGGGCCTCGGTCCATTCTGCAACGCATCGTCGAGGACTTCGAGGAGTCCCTCGAGACCGCGATCAAACTGCTCGGAGAGTGGAAAAAAGAGACATTCGAGGTCGAGGTCGAGCTGTTCAAGGACTTCGGCGCCGACGATCTCTCGCAGAAATCCGGCGATCTCTTGCTTGGCGCCGTTGATCGCAGGGTCGTCTCGAAAGAGACGGCGTTTCACCAGCTTCAGCGAATGGACGTCGTGTCTCACGACATCGGCTGGGAGGACGAAGAGTCGCGACTTGCCAAAGAGCAGGTCGAGGAACCGGACGAAGACTCTCAGGAGACAGACAAGGGCGAGGACAAGAAATCTTCGGGCGAACAGTCCGAATGACCGCCGGGGGCGCAAGCCCCCATTTGCCGCAAAGAGGAATCGGCGCGGCGCACGGCCGGGATCGGCCATAGAAACGGTTGGATGACCGATGAAACTCAAGCTCGATGATGCTGGTAACGTCGTAGTGAACGACGGCAAGCCCGTCTATGTCCATGACGACGGCAAGGAAATCCCCTTCGACGCCAGCCAGGCGGTCACGACGATCTCGCGACTGAACGGCGAGGCGAAAAGCCATCGCGAGGCGAAAGAGGCCGCTCTTGAGCGGTTGAAAGCCTTCGAAGGCATCGAAGACCCTCTCGCCGCCATTAAGGCAATCGAAACCGTCAAAAATCTCGACCAGAAAAAGCTCGTGGATGCGGGCGAGGTCGAAAAGATCAAGTCGGAAGCCACAAAAGCCTTCGAGGAAAAACTACAGGCTCTTGACGCGAAATACGCTCCGATCGTCAAGGAACGCGACGATTTTCAGGCGAAACTGATCGCTGAGAAAATCGGCGGCGCCTTTGCGCGCTCGAAGCTGATCGCAGACAAGCTCGCAATTCCCTCGGACATGGTGCAGGCCCGCTTCGGCGACGCCTTCAAGCTCGAAGGTGACGCCATCGTTGCTTACGACAGCGCCGGCAACAAGATTTTCAGCCGCGTCAATCCCGGCAATATCGCTGGTTTCGACGAAGCGCTGGATATCCTCATCGAAGCCTATCCATACCGCGACAGCATTCTCAAAGGTTCTGGAGCTTCTGGCTCTGGCGCTAGTGGGGGCGCAGGCGCGGGCAATTCGAAACAGGCGACACGCCAGCAGTTCGAGCAGATGAATCCAGTAAAGCAGATGGAATTCATCAAGGGCGGCGGCGCGGTCGTCGATTAGGAAAAGGCCTGACCTATTATGCCCAACACTCTCACAAATCTTATCCCTGACCTGTATGCCGCGCTCGACGTGGTGTCGCGCGAGATCACCGGCTTTATCCCGGCGGTCACGCTCGACTCCGGCGCCGAACGCGCAGCCGTTGGCCAGCCTGTCCGCGTCTTCATCGCGCCGGCTGCCGCCGCCGAAGATCTGAGCCCCGGTCAGCTCCCCCCCGATACTGGCGACCAGAACATCGGCAACGAGCAGATCTCGATCACGAAGGCTCGCACCGTGCCGTTCCGCTGGACCGGCGAGGAGCAGAAAGGCGTCAACAGCGGCCCCGGCTATCTCTCGATCCGCCAGAACCAGATCGCGCAGGCGATCCGCACGCTGGTCAACGAGATGGAAGCCGACCTCGGCAAGCTCTACTTCCGCTCCTCGCGGGCGTATGGCACCGCCGGCACGACGCCCTTCGCGTCAGACCTGAGCGACCCGGCGCAGGTTCGCAAGATCCTCACCGACAACGGTGCGCCGCTTAGCGATCTGCAGCTCGTGATCGACACGACCGCAGCCGCCAAGGTCCGCTCTCTTGCCCAGCTCACCAAGGCGAACGAAGCCGGCACGACCGATCTTCGCGCACAGGGCACCTTGCTCGATCTCCACGGCTTTGCTGTCCGTGAATCGGCGGGCGTGGCCAACCACGTCAAGGGCACCGGCTCGGGCTATCTGGTCAACAACGTGTCGAATTACGCCATCGGCGCGACCAGCATCGCTGTAGACACGGGCACGGGCACGATTAAGGCGGGTGACGTCCTGGCTTTCAACAATGACGCCAACCGCTATGTCGTCAACACGGCGCTCACCGCCGGTTCGCTGGCGATCGGCAACCCCGGTCTTCGCGCGGCTCTTGCCGACAACACCGCCATTACCGTCGGCAACAACTATACGGCGAACATGGCGTTCTCCCGAAACGCGATGGTTCTCGCGACCCGCGCGCCGGCGCTGCCGGAGGAGGGCGACTCCGCGTCTGACCGCATGCTGATCACTGATCCGCGCACGGGCATGACGTTCGAACTTGCCGTATATCCGCAGTATCGCCGGGTTCGGTACGAGATTTCGCTCGCTTGGGGCGTGGCGAATATCAAGCCCGAGCATACGGCGATCCTGCTCGGCTAAGCCATCCAGCTTGACTGAGTGACAACAATCTCGGCCGCGCACCCCGCGCGGCCGCTTACATCCGAGGACAGCATGACTGCACGAAAAGCCGAAGACAGCGCAGCCGTCGATCCCCGCGATTCCGCGGTCGATCCTAATCAAGCCCCAGTCGACGAGAGTTCCGCCGCGCACGCCGCGCCGCATGGAGACCCTCGACACCACAAGAAAGCTCACAAGAACGTGCGGATGACGCGCGATCCTGAGCTTTACGACCCTCCTCATTTGGCTGACGTTCACCCCGATGAGGTCGACAACTATCAAAGCGGAGGCTGGCAGGTCGATGGCTCTGACAGCGCAACAAAAGGCTGACGTTCGCCGTTACGCCGGCTACCCGCTTCTGGCGGATAGTCAGGCGGACGACTCTCGCGACTTCGCCTATAGCTGGGTTTCTCCCGGCGTCTGGAACACGCTTTCTCATCGGCTCGACAATCTTCGCCCCGAGGAAGAAAGCATTCTCGTCAACAGCTACCTGACAAATCTCGCCCAGCTTGAGACCGCGATTGTCGATTCCTACGAGGATCTCGACACCGAACAGGCGGCGGTGTGGAAGCGGAACAAAAATCAGGTCGCCGATCGCGCGTCTCTCTACGATCAGTGGCGCCGGCGCATGTGTTGGTTCATCGGCATCAAGCCGGGGCCGGGACTTCAAGGAACATCGGCGCGCCTCGTGAGGTCGTGATGGCGAAAATCATCAAACTTGCGCCAGCCGGCCCGGGAGAAGACGCCCAGCGCGGCATCGCCGAGGCAAAATACATCCTGAGAAACCATGACGTGCGCGCGGTGGCGTTCGTCTTTGTGAAGCCTGATGGAGTTGTCGGCACGCTGTTTGCCGGCAATCGGGAGGGTCATTTTCATCAGCTTCGCAGCGGCGTCGAGGAGCTGCGCCATCGTCTCGACAACGTGGAGCACTGATCAATGGACGCGGACCGCCTGAGCACGAAGGTATTTGCTGGCTACGGGCGAGCGGCAAAGCGCGTCGGGCAGTTGGTCCAAATCTACCGGCCGAGATCGGCGCGCGAGGCGCTCAGTGAAGCGAACTTGGCCGGCGAGATAAACGCCGCTTTCACGGTCCACAATTCTCGGAACTTCAATTTCGAGATGCCGAGCGACTACGACAAGCCGCTTTACCATGTTCTCGCCAACGCTTCGCTGCTACGGGTCGGGGACTATTTGCGCGATCCTGAGAATCGGGTTGGCACGTTCTTCATCGCCTCAATCACTCCGGCGATGCCGCCTCTTGGGGTGAGCTGCAATCTGATCATCTCCGTCAAAAAACCCGGACCGGCGCCGGCTGTCGGACTGTCTGGATACAGCGGCACCACCACGGCGAACGAGGAGCCGATCCTCACGTCATGGCCCGCGAGCGTCATTCGCCGGCAGGTTTTGAGGGAGCAATATCTGCCGCAAGACGTCGGGGTCGGGTCATACCAGATCCTCGTTCCGGCCTTCGAGAACATCGTCATTCGACCGGGGATGCTGGTCTCTGACAATTACGGATCGCGATACGCGATCTCGATGGCGGAGCGCCAAGACCTTGGCTGGCGCCTCGAAGCACAGCGAGCGCAAACCTGATGGCCGATATTTACGACGTTCTCAAAGCCATGGCGGAAATCGCCGCCAGCGCGCTTTACCCCAATGGATCCGACAAACCCTCGTCGGTCGGACCCGCCTGTCGAATTTACACCGGCTGGCCTATCGGGCAGCGTCTCGACGAAGACCTGGCCCGCTTCCAGATCGTTCACGTCACCCTTTACCCGATGCGCGGATCGTCTTCAAACGTCCCGCAGCCGCTTTCGAGTCCGGTTTGTGCTGAGGCGCCCTCTCATGGCGTCACCGCCACCGTCACCGGGTCATCCGTAAACATCTCGGGCGCGCCGGTCGCCGGCGAGTTCGTGACAATCGTTGTCGATGGGTCTCGGGTGTTTTCGCGCGGGGGAAGCAACCCGGCTGAGATCGCTGCATCACTTCTGGCGGACGTGATTTCTGCTTATCCGGGCTCAACGGCCTCCGGCGGCACGCTGATCATCCCCATGGCAAAATCGATCGCTGTCCGTCGCGGCGCGCCCGGGAAAATGGTCTCGACCGTCCGACGGATAGGTCAACAGATCATGGTGACGGTCTGGGCGGCGTCTCCAGAGCTGCGCGCGAGTGTCGGCACAGCCGTCGCCTCAGCCCTGATCAACGCCTACCGCATCGACCTTGATGACCATTCTCAGGCCCGCGTCACCTTCGTTCGAATGGACGACTGGGACAATCGAGAAAACGCTCACCTGTATCGCCGCGATCTCGTGTTCATGGTCGAATACGCCATTACCGAAACCTACGACGCAATCGAGGTCACGTCGTTCAACGGCGAGATCGAGATCGACGACGCCTTTACCAAACCGCTGACGCAATGAGGCCCGCAATGGAATTCGACCTGATCGTAACGATCCCCTTCGCCGATTACGCCATCGGAGACCGGATCACTGATCCGAAAGTCGTCGCCGACAACATCGACTCTCCCTTTGTCGTGAAGGTCGCCAAGCCACCGGCCAAGGCCGCCAAATAGGCCAACCAAGCCTCTCTCAGACGTAACCAGAACCCCGCTCCGGCGGGGTTTTTTCGTTCACGCCCTGCCGATGGCGGGGTCACTCAAGGAAACCCGCCATGTCTACCTTCCTCGATGGTCAGCAGAACCTCTCTGCGCTCCAGACCGCCGGCGTCTATCTCGGGATCGTCACGCCTCGTCCGTTCATGAATGGCGTTCCGACCAACATGGTCGGCGTCGTCGGCATCGCCTCGTGGGGCCCCGTAAACGCGCCTTTCGCGTTCTCAGGCCCCGATACTGCCGCCACCCTGTTCGGCACGCCACAGGCACGCAAATACGACATGGCGACCCATATCTGGGTTGCGTCGAAGATGGGGCCGGCAATCGGGTTTTATGGCGTGCGCGTCACCGACGGCACCGACGTCGCGGCGACGGGCGCAGTCCAGACCAACTGCCTGACCTTGACCGCGAAATACACCGGCACCCTCGGCAACCAGATCAAATTTCAGGTGTCGAAAGGTTCGGCGCCAAACTCCTTTATGGCGGTCGTGTCCATGCCAGGCCGGCAGCCCGAGCAGTTTAACAACATCACCGGCTCCGGGGCGACGCTCTGGGCGAATATCGCGGCCGCCATCAACAATGGCAACGCCAGCCGCAACGCTTCGGAGATCGTCGTCGCCACCGCCGGCGCCGGCACGACGACGCCAACGCTTAACACACCCGTCACCCTCTCTGGCGGAACCGACGGCGCATCCGGCGTCACCGACAGCACGCTCCTCGGCTCCGAGAGCACGACCCGGACCGGCATGTATGCGCTGCGCCGCACGAATATCGACGCCTTCGCCCTTTGCGATCACACGACCGCGGGCGACTGGGCGGCCATTTCGATCTTCGGCCTGTCCGAGAACGCCCTGCCCTGCGTCTCGGCCGCCTCTGGCCAGACGGTTGCTCAGGTCAGCACGGCAAAGGTTACGGCCGGCATCGATACGCAATGGCTCTGGCTCGCCGCAGGAGATTATCCATCGTATTACGACGACGTGAACGGCTACACGCGCGTCGTGTCTCCGACCGCCTTCATGCTCGGCTGGATCGGCAATTCTTCCCCCGAGCAGTCGCCCCTGAACAAGCCCCTGCCTGGCGTCGTCGCAACGGCGAAATCACTCTCTCGCCAGACCTATTCCGATGCGGAACTGGCGGAGGCGTCTCAGGCCGGCGTCGAACTGATCGTCGGACCGCCCGTAACCCCTGGCGGCAATTACTTCACCTTCATCGTCGGTCGAAACGGCTCCTCGAACACGGCCGCCAACGGTGTGGAGTGGACCCGGCTTACCAACTTCATCTCCCGGTCGCTCCAGACAAAGGC